AAATCTACGGAGTTAAATAATGAGCGATTTAATTGTTAAAGAAGTAAATGCTGAAACTGGTAAAGAGATAATTCGTGAGATGACCGCTGAAGAATCAGCCGCTTGGTTCATCCAGCAAGAATTGGCACAAGAGCGTTTAACAGCCGAAACTATGAAAAAAGAAGCAATAGAAGAAGCTCTTTTGTCTGCAAAATCAAAATTGGCTGCACTTGGTTTAACTGAAAATGAAGTGAAGGCACTTGGGTTTTAATGAAACCTCGTCTATCTAAATCAGTTGTCCAACTAAGAGAACAGGCAGATGATGCTTATCCAGATCGAAAGCGTGACTCGGACGGGACAATCGGGGACGCCAAGCACTCAACCCGCAAGAGCGATCATAACCCTGACCCTGATTCAGGGATTGTCCGCGCTATCGACCTCGATGCTGATTTCGACAAACAAGCCTCCACAGCTGCTTACATTGCCGACCAGATTCGAATTGCAGCCAAGTCAGATAAACGAATTGCTTATGTCATCTTTAATCACAAGATTGCAAGCTCTCGAAGCCTCTGGCGCTGGCGCAAGTACACCGGAGTCAATCCGCACACAAAGCACATCCACATCAGCTTTACAAAAGCTGGGGATGAGAATCAAGCGTTTTTTAACATTCCATTACTAGGAGGAACAGATGACACAAGACCTAAAGAAGATGCTAGCAAGTTGGGGAAGAGCATTCCTAACAGCTGCTCTTGCACTTGTCGCTGCGGGCGAAACTAACCCAAAGAACATTGCTTACGCTGGTGCGTTGGCAACAATTCCACCGGTTCTACGTTGGTTAAATCCTAAAGATGAATCCTTTGGACTACGGTGAGCGCAAATGATTGGGCGGGACTTATTCTCGCTATTTTCTCGACGTTTGCTATTGTTGTTGGCGGTTTGCGTTATTTGGTTCGCGGTTGGCTCTGGACTCTTACGCCGAATGGTGGATCATCTCTCGCTGACCGATTGGCAAGAATAGAGACACGCCAAGAGCAGATGATGGAACTTCTCAAGAAGTAGGAGACACTTATCCACATGGCAAGAAAACCAACTAAAGCACTAGAGGAACAAGGTTACTCAAAACTTGATGCTTACTGCATCGGGCTTTATGAGTATTTTTGCAGTCTTAAACGAGCAGGCTTTAAAGAAGATGTTGCTATGTTTATGATTACTGAACCTCAATCCTATCCTGCTTGGATTTTGCCTGACCCAATCGACCCTGAAAAGTTTGGGGACTATCAGGATGACGATGAGGACTAATGACAGTAAAACGAATCGCTTGGATTTCAGATATTCAAGCTCCGTTCTTTCATGAAGCAGCAGTCAAGAATCTAGGCAAGTTTTTAAGGGCTTATAAGCCTCACCAAACTATCTGTATTGGTGATGAAATTGATTTACCTCAACTTGGTGGATTTGCTCAACCATGGCAAGAGGTTGAAGGCAACATCGATGAAGATCGTAAACTCACTTTAGAAATCCTCCAATATCTAGGCGTTACTGACGTCGTTGGCTCCAATCATGGAGCAAGAGTTTATAAGTCGCTATCTCGCAGACTACCGGCATTTATGAATCTGCCAGAGTTGCGCTATGACAAGTTTATGGGATATGACAAGGCTGGCATTAAATACCATCCAAACGGCTTTGACTTTGCTCCTGGTTGGCACACCTGCCACGGAGATGCTTTTCCACTATCAAACAAACCCGGCCAAACGGCATTGAATGGCGCAATGCGGATGGGTAAATCAATCGTGTCAGGACACACTCACAGACTGGGCTTATCTGCCCATTCAGAGGCCTCTGGAGGCCGATACGGGCGTATTGTGTGGGGTGTTGAGGTTGGCAACCTTGTAGACCTTGCAAGCCCGGGTATGGGCTACACAAAGGGTTATGCTAACTGGCAAATGGGCTTTGTGGTAGGCACACTTCACGGCAAGCGCTTTACGCCTGAACTTATCCCAATCGACCCAAAGGATGGCTCTTTTATCTACCAAGGCAAGCGCTGGGGTTAATGGACGATTTGACGTTAGACATCAAAAGAACGATTGATGATGCAGCTGACGAGACAGAATTGTTACCGTTTCGTTATCTAAATTAACGTGTAATTGTCTGCCAAATGTGAGACCGTAATCCTGTAGGCAACAATGTTTACAAGAACGGGAGCGAAAGAAATGGATCTACAAGTACCAGTAATTGTTTTACTACTAATTGCTAATGTTTTGTGGTTTATTGTCGGTTGGGCAATGGGCTATAAAGAATCACAAGATGATCATAAGTTTATTCTCCAGGCGAGTGAAAATGCGCGCTGATGACATCCTTGACGATGCCAAAGACCTCATCCAAGACAGAGGTAAAGATTACGGCTTGGCAGCTCTCAATCACCTTCGAATCTCCAAGTACTGGAGCACCTACCTTGAACGCGACATCCAGCCTCACGAAGTCGCAATCTGTATGGCACTTGTCAAAATCGCACGCTTACAAGAGACAAGCCTCCACTCGGACAGTTACAAGGACGGCGCAGCATACATTGCGCTCGCTGGACAAATTGCATCAACTGACTGGGCTGACCTTGACAGTTATTAAAGCTGCTCCAGGAGTTTGGTGCGATTATTGCAAGGTGCGATTTGGCACTAATTCTCCTTTAGGGCAAAAGGGTGCTAGTTACACAGTTATTTCAAATCATCCAAAGAGCCAAGGCGTTCGCAGGCATTACTGCAATGCGTGTGCTATTGAGGTGCAAACGTGGGCAGACGGTACAGTCTGGTCATTACCGGAACAAACCGAGTATCTAATGGGACAGGATGAATTACCTAATGTTTAATTTGGCAGATTATGAGACCGTTGAAACGCGTTTAGAAAAGTTTATAAAGGACTTCCCGGATTTTAGGGTCAGCACAGAATTGGAGTCATTTCAAAATGATAGATTCATTGTTAAAGCATACTTATATCGAACTTTCGCAGATAGCGTGGCGTTTTCAACCGGATACGCTGAGGAGAAGGTTACTGATCGTGGTGTTAATTCAACTTCAGCGTTGGAAAACTGCGAGACTTCTGCAATCGGTAGAGCGCTTGCAAACGGAGGTTATGCAGCTAAAGGCAAAAGACCTTCTAGAGAAGAAATGACAAAGGTTCAGCGTTTAAGTGCCAAAGACATTGCAAGAGCTAAAGAAGTACCAAGTTTTAAGACTGAAGAAGAAGCACTAGCTGCTGACCCCTGGTCAAATCAACCGATTTATAATGATCCAACACAGCCACAAGCAGTTACCGCAGCTGAGGCTATTGCTAACGTAGAGAACATTCTCGGAGTACAGAATCACGAAGAATGTGAACATGGAGAAATGCGCTGGAAGGAAGGCGAAAAGAACGGTCGCAACTGGGGCGGATTCTTCTGTACTGGGCCAAGCCAGGCTCCACATGCAGCATGTCCAACTCGTTGGTACAACCTTGCATCATCAGGCAAATGGGAAAAACAGAAAGCGAGAGTGTAATGGGATTTGTAGAGGTAAACATCAATGGTCAATGGATGAATCTGATGTCCATGTCCGTATCGTGTCCATTATGCAATGAGGAAGTAATCATCGCTCACTTGGCTAAAGCTGAGAACGCAGATATGCCCAACAATGCAACCTGGACTTGCAAGAAATGCCATGCGATCAATGGATAAAGAAACTCTTATTCTTTACCTAACACTAGCCTTGTTTATTGGTGGGGTCACCATGGGTTACATGGCTGGTATGAATCATGGCTAATCATCGCAAAAATCGAGGCTATAGAACTCAAAAGGTTTTAGCCGATTACCTCAAACAATGGTGGACTTATGCAGACACCGCTGGTGCTGGTCGTCAGGGTGAGGACATTCTGAACATCCCAACGATTAGCATCGAGGTAAAGGCCAGGTCAGACTTTCAGCCTTTGGCCTGGATTAAACAAGCTGAATCAAATGCAGCTGGTAAATTGCCAATGGTGATTATGAGATGCAATGGACAAGGAGAAGATGCAGGTGAATACCTGGCATTTGTCAAAGTTAAGGACATTATGCCGATATTGGCTAACGTAATACCGACAGAAGAAATCACAAGATGTACAGGCTGCGGAGCTTGGATGTTTATGAAAGGACAATGTTTAACATGCCAGTCTATGAATACAAATGCGTCAAATGCGAAATAAGCATGGAGTTGGAAAGGTCAATCCATGAAGAAGCAGATCCAATGTGTTGCGGTGAATCAATGCGCCGCGTTTATGGCAACTTTGGAATTACCTTTAAAGGAACAGGTTGGGGACATCAATGAAACGACACGCCGCTCTGACCAGCACTTATACAAATGGATTTGACATCGATGGTACGCTAACGGCGCAGAGCCCTTCAGGGGCTCACCGCGACCCGCTGAGGCGGGTAGGTCGCGGGGTGCTAGTAGCTATTGGGATAACTCTGTTTACACCGGCTTACGCAGATGCACCCTATAGGGCAAAACAATTTACTATAAAAGATTATGCAGCTGTATTAGTAGATGATAAATACCAGATGAGTTGTTTAAGTAAACTCTATGGAAAAGAATCTGCATGGAATCCAGATGCTGTTAATGGCTCTCATTATGGAATACCTCAAGGTAGATCAGAGTATCTAAAGACTGCTACTGCTGAGGAGCAAGTGATGTGGGGATTGAAGTACATCGATAACAGATATGGCTCACCTTGTGCAGCTTGGGCTTTCTTCCAAAAGAAT